TCAATCCAACTAGTTATGTATCTGGATTGAGCCCGACAAGTAGTTATGATACATTAATACGCCATTATACGTTCGGCAGTGATACTATAGCAATTAATCACAATTCATTTAGTTCCGTAACTAGTAGTCATCCTGCTAATACGATAAAGAACTTTACTGGGGTTACTATAGGAAATACATATAGTACTATCGCAGCTGCTATTCCAGATGATTTAGAGTTAGGACATTACACGCCGATTGAAGAAACATATTATGTACCGGGAGTATCCCTAGGTGGCAGTCTACCACGTTCTGAAAAAATACGTTTAGAAGATAATTACTTAATACGTAGATTATCTCCAACTAATACAGCAGAACGTTCTAGTTATGACTATGCTCCAATAGATACAAATCGTGTTGGTTTATTTTATAGCCATGCCGATCAAATCAATAAAGATATTTTCAATCAGATAGGCGATATTGCATTAGATGACTATGTTGGTGATCCGAACGATGAGTTTGGTTATCAATATCCGGACTTATTTCATTTTTCTAAAAACTATTGGAAAAAGTATACAGACCGTAATGATGTCAATGCTTATATAAGAATCTTTAGTCAATTTGACTTTAGTTTATTTAATCAGATTAAACAATTGCTTCCGGCTCGTGTTGACGAAGCAATGGGTCTATTAATTGAACCACATGCTTTAGAACGTGTTAAAGTACCGTTAACTAAACGTCCAGTTGTTGAAAATCCACAATATAGTGTCACGTTAACACAAAGTCAGCCAACAGCTAGCGGTGAGTATATTATGTATAGCGCTAGCATTGCTGTAGCTGATAATTTAGTATTAGCAGAAAGTGTTTATCATAGCGGAAGTAATGGTTATTCAGATCTTGGTAATACTTGGTTTGCTAATATGGACGTTGGTCCAACTGATATACCTACCGATTACTGCGGAATAGCTATTTATCCAGCCGATGCTCGTCCTAGTGCTACTGCGTCGTTATTTGATGCATTCTATAAAACAAATATCGATAGTTCCGGAAATGGATGGTTTACTAATACAACGTTATTAGATAGTTTAAAATCAACTAACGGAGCATATGCTACTAGTAGTATACTTTCAACCACGTTTAGCGATCAGTTATTTACTCGTTATACAACTGGTATTCAATACGATGCTGAATATTCATTTACAGTTAATGTAATTAGTTCAGCATCTTTTGCTTTTCCAAATACATCAATTCTCGCAGGAGTTAATGTTACGGTTGGCTATATCGATGAAAATAACATTATAACGCCAATTCAAACAATAGACAAAACTCAACAATATACCTCAATATTATCTGGTAGTTTTGCTATACGTTTCGATACATATAAATTTTCAAATATTAAAGTAAATGCATATAGTGATTTAGTTATAGCTCTACAATATCGCAAATCTAATAATTTGCAGCCAGACTTTAAAATATTTGTCGATAATATTGTATTAACATTTGAAATACAGAATCTGTGTCATATAGGCGTACATAAAACATTTGATACATACCGAACAAGTAATATTTTCCAACAAGTTGTATATCATTATTCCGGAAGTGGTACTAACCTATCACTTCGTGATCGTAATGCACAGCATGCGTATAGTCAAAGTTTAGGATTATATTATAGTCAAAGCTTAATACCAGCAACATATATGGATGATCAATTTGAACAGTATGAAAATGCTCGTTATAATGGATGTCGAATTTCGTCTCCGGACTTTAACATTAATTCTACAGTTTCTGCAATTGGTAATAGTCCGGTTATAGAAGTTTACAATACCAATCCAAACCAATTAATATTTACACAGAATCCAGAATCGCGTGGCAGTACCGGTACTACAGAACCTGGTAATTTGATAGTTAGATAATGGTTCATTAGTATATTTATTTAAAAATAATGGAATAAAACATGGGATATCTTAATAATAGTACAATCACAATTGATGCTATCCTTACTAAAAAAGGTCGTGAGTTATTAGCTAGAGGACGTGATGAGTTTAAAATTACTCAGTTTGCGTTATCAGATGATGAAGTTGATTATGATCTTTACAATACCGAACATCCGTTAGGGACAGCATTTTATGGCGCAGCAATTGAAAATATGCCAATCATTGAAGCTCTTCCTGATGAAACACAGATGTTAAAATATAAATTAGTTACACTTCCAAAAGGTACAGCACGTATTCCTGTTGTGAGAGTAGCTAATGGTAGTATTACTTTAGAATCTGGCGAATCAACAATCGTTTCTCCGTCGACGGTAAACTTCCAAGGTGGTAATCGTCAATTTGGTTATACCGCAATTCTTTCTGATTCTGATGTTGCAACAATACGAGCAACACAAAGTGCTCCAGGCGCAGCTTCTGGTGCTACAGTAGCACAATTTATTGGTGATTCAGAAGCAGCACAAAGTATAACAGTATCCGGTTTACAATTTGAAATTGTTGCTAAACCGCAGTATATAAGAGATGCTAGTGCAACTATATTGATTATCGGTAATGAAACAGGCGGTCGTGCTACTATCGATGTTACTGTTAGAAGACAAGAAGTAGCAACAACAGTATTAAATGATACAGCAGTACGTTAATAGGAAATAATAATGGGTGCTTCAACGCAAAGAAATTTTAATTCAAGTCGCTTTACTAACACTCGTAGTAATACGAACAATGCTACATCACAGGTAGAAACTTTAGCTAGACAATTAGCTGATCAAATTGTACGTGAACGGGACTCGGCACGTAGTCGTATACGCTCAGGTAAGATTTTTTCTACCTTTGATAGTGTAGATGATATACTTCCAAACAACGTAGAAACAGTTACGCGCGGATTATTTTCTAATAATACTGGAAGTTTAACTAGTTTCTTTACTAGTAGTGTAGCTACAAGTATACAAAATACGTACTTTAGAGAAATTTACAATTATCCTACATCAAACGCATCTGCTGAGCCGCAATTTTCTATAGCATATGGACACTATGAAGGATCTGGTAGTGCTGATTTAACTGGTAATCTTAATAATGATACTCCATCACGTGCTATTTATCGTCAATATGCGCAGATTTTATTGCCGCCAAATGATTATAAGTTTACAATTAATGGACAAGATACAAATCAAATCTATGTTTTAAACTTTAATAGAGCACGTTTCCGTGAAAAACTTGATCCGGGTAATTTAGAAATTAACTTAGCTATTTTATCCGGTTCTGTATTTGCTAATAATGTACATACAGGATCAAACGTTGTTGTATTACCTAGTGCACAAGGCGGAAGTGTTATACGATTGATTGATGATTCATCAACAGCTGCTCCTAGTGTAGGCGAAGCTGGTTTGAGATATAATATAGTTTCTGGTTCGATTGACGAAGGCACTGCAATTTACAATTCAAGTGCTCCACATTATTACGGTTTATTATATCCTCAATATGGTATTGTTATTTTAGATGCTAATGTATTGAACTTATCTGCATCATTTAATACAGTAACCGGCTCAGGTGTACAAGGTGATAACGCAATGAAATTGTTTACATCACTTTCAGGTTCTATAGCTAATCATACGGCGCCTAGTGGTGATAATTACGGATTACAAGCACGTTCAAGTGAACAAGTTAAATCAACTTACTATTTTGTTCGTGTTAAGAATGCCGAGTATAATTACTCTAATAATCCAACATTTGTTTCTGGATCATTGGGCCAATTACGTTATACAACATTTACAAACGATCCTCAAACATATATTACTACAGTTGGTTTATATAATGATCGCCGCGAGTTATTAGCAGTAGCTAAACTAAGCAAGCCGTTATTAAAATCATTTACGCGTGAAGCATTGATTAAAGTTAAGTTAGACTTCTAATCTAAAATAAAATGATATGCCAATTATACCGACAGTATTTAGACCGATACGAGCAAACGACGTACAGACACGTCCTGTAAAAGCATATAAACGTTACACTGTAACATCAGGTAGTTTTTCGGGGTCTGGTTATCGCGTACATACCGGTATACATGATATTTACACAGATGCGGTTAGTGATAGTTCATATAACTATCCAACTAATGCCGATGGCGTAAATCAACATGTGGCTTGGCGTTGGATCGATCATCGTTATTATCGTTATCCATATGATCCAGCTCGTAGTCATGAACTTACAGATAAACGTCGCGTCGAAAAGTTTCTATTTGTTAGTTCTAGTACTCTTACAGTACCATACTTTGAAATGGGCGAAAGTATTAAACCTGGTTCATTTACGGTTTCATCATCTGTAAAAAATGTATCTATACGTTTAGAAGATGATGGTTATGGAAATCTTCGTGACCCGCAAATAGCTACGTCTAGTTTTGCTACTAGTAGTCGTTGTTTCTTTTATATGGGATTCGATAATGAATTTCGTAAGTTTGACGAGAACTTTTCATCGCCATTTGTGTATGAAGGTATTGGTTATATAGAATCCGGTAGTATTGAATATATTTTTAATGGTAAAACATTACAAGCCGAAGCCAGATCCGTAACAATACAACCAGTTATTAACGTTTCTGGCATACCTGCTTCAATAAATTCGCCATATTTTGGATTAGGTGCTAGTTTCGATACAGTATATAGTAATACGCCAAGTGGTATACGAGTACCACATCATGAAACATTTAATAGATTTAACCCATGTGACCGTTGGACTATTAGTTTTTGGGGGTTGTTTAATTATAATAACAGTTATTTAGTTAAAGGGCCGTTACGTAAAGAACAATATTTTGACATAACTCGTCAACAAACTTTAGAACGTGATGTTGTTGAAAATTGGCCTACGGTGACTGCTATCGCTAATGATACTAGTGTATTAACTGGCAAACGTTTTCCGTTTATGTTTGTTCATGCTCCTACAGACGAACTAATCTTTTTATGTGGTAACGGTTCAAAACTTACAGAATTACGATATCCTGTTTTTGAAGATGCGTTAACACACGTAGCAGTAACACGTGATAATACAGCAATACGTTTATATATTGATGGTATTGAAGTTGTTAGTGACACTATGATTTCTGGAGATACGTCAAATAATGCAGATATCGAAATTGGTTGTTATGGCGGATATCAACAAATGCAAAATATGGGTGTTAATCAATTAGACGAAATACGTTTTTATGATTATGCTGCATCAGCTACGGAAATAGCATCATTAGCTAACCGTCATTATATTTCTGGTTCATTACATCAAACTAATGTAGCAGGAAACATATTTTATCGTAACGGTCAAGCTGTAATATCGTCAGTACATCCAAAATATAATTCTGGTTCAGGATTTTTTAATACACCATTTACAGCATTATATCGTGGTACACATACGCTTTACGAAAATGAAGTATTAATACGAGTACCTGCTGATCAGTTTAATTATACGATGAATCCAACCGCTACGTATCGCCCGGGTACAGATGGTTCAAATAATGATTGTAACGCAACAACTGCCGGCGCTGAAAGTAATAATGGACCGGGCGAATTGTATCTATCACCGTTTGTATCTGGTACTGTAGGTCCTTATATAACTACAATTGGTTTATATAATGATAACGCCCAATTATTAGCAGTTGGTAAGCTAGGTACGGCTATAACTAAACGTTCTGATGTAGATATGAACTTTATTATTCGTTGGGATTACTAAATATTTATATACAGATATGGAAACTTACGACGACTATAATTGGTATCCAGATCAATCACTTTAAAGGAATAAGTTATGTCATGGCGTAGTAAATCTAAAACACGTACTGCTGCACAAAAGTTAGGTTATAAGTCTGGCTTCGAAGCTAAAATTGCAGAACAACTCAATACAAAACAATTACAAGCAAAAGAACTCTATGAAAAAACTGTTATTACATATACCGTACCTGCACGTGATTCACGTTACACAGTCGATTGGACACTTCCTAATGGGATTCTAATTGAGTCTAAAGGACGTTGGACGGTCGAAGACCGCAAAAAGCATTTGTTAGTTAAACAACAGCATCCGGAAATGGATATACGAATAGTATTCCAATCAGCAAAAAATAAGATTAGTAAAGGTAGTAAAACTACATATGCTGATTTTTGTAATAAACATGGCATACCATGGGCAGAGAAGACAATTCCAGATGCTTGGTATACAGAAACTCCTAAAACACAACTTTCCGAAACTTTGTTAAGAAAAAATTGGTTTAGCTCTTGAAGCTATGAGAATTATTTATTATATTAAAGTATAATTTTCAATTGAAAGTTATTGAGATTGAAACATTGTTATGTTAATGACAATGCTAATATAGATAATAATGAGTAAGTTAGCAATCATTCAAAATCTCGAGTCAGTCCTTGGCAAGAGTCGTCGTTCTACTAAAGATAACTTAGCATTTACTTGTCCTTTTTGTCATCATCATAAGCCTAAATTAGAAGTAGATATCATATCACAACATTGGCATTGTTGGGTTTGTAATGCATCTGGTCGTAAGATTTCTATACTATATAGAAAGCTTAACGTTGCTAGAGAAAAGATATCTCAAATCATACGGCTATTAGATGATATAGAATATAAACCTTCGAAAACTACAACAGATACTCCAGTAGTACAATTACCTGCTGAGTATAGGCCACTCTGGGTTATCGATAAAGGTTCTCCGGATTATCGTAATGCTATATTATATCTGAAAAAACGAGGTATTGGCATTTATGATATTCTTAGATACCGAATAGGTTTTTGTGATTCAGGTGAATATTCAGGCAAAATTATTATTCCTAGCTTTGATGCTAATGGTAGTTTAAATTATTTTGTAGCTAGAGCATTTTATGAATCAGATAATTACAAACATAAGAATCCAAAAGTATCGAAAGATATTATAGGATTTGAATTACATATAAATTGGGACTTACCGATCGTATTAGTTGAAGGTGCTTTTGATGCTATAGCCGTTAAACGTAATGCAATACCGTTATTTGGTAAGACTATTTCTAATACATTAAAGAAACGAATAGTTGAGCGCAAAGTAAAAACTATATATATTTGTCTAGATGCCGATGCTAAAAAACAAGCATTGGAAGCAGCTGAATATTTTATGGCCAATGGCATTGACGTTTACTTTGTAGATTTAATAGGAAAAGATCCTAGTGATTTAGGTTTTGAAACAGTTAAATATTTAATCGATATTACCGATCGTTTATCAGAGCATCGATTAATGGAAGAAAAAATATTATGCGTACTATAGATATTGGTATTTCTAAGATAGATAAAATCTATCACATTGCAGACGTTCATGTTCGTAACGTTAAACGACATAAAGAATATGAACAAGTATTCAAACGTCTGTACAAATATATTAAAAAGACAAAAACACCTAACAGTGTAATATATGTAGCTGGAGATATAGTTCATGCTAAAACTGATATGTCACCAGAACTAGTACAGACTGTTTCAGATTTTTTTAAAAACTTAGCAGATCTAGCACCTACAATTATTATTACGGGAAACCATGATTGCAACTTAAATAATGCTAGTCGCTTAGATGCCCTAAGTCCTATTGTTAAAGCCTTA